TCTTTTTATCCGCAAAACAGATAAGATAGAACGAAATGCGGAAAGATTAACTGCATTGTATCGTGTTGGTTATGCAGTTCCAGTTATTTACAATCATTCAAAAACTCAAATTGATATGCAGTACATACACGGATTAGATATGAAAACATATTTGACACACAATAATATTGGTGATTTGTCAAAGTTTATTATTGCAACATTCAAAGCATTTTCATCTGAATCTATTGAAAAAGATTATACAGAAATATATCACACTAAGTTAAAATGGTCAGAATCAAACACAGATTTACCTTTCACTAAAGATGAATTGATTGAAAAACTTCCAAAGATATTACCATCATCAATATATCATGGTGACTTGACCTTGGAGAATATCATGTACTCCGATAATGGTTTCTATATGATTGATCCAGTAACAACTGAATATGATTCATATATTTTTGATATTGGTAAAATGAGACAGGACATGGAGTGTAAATGGTTCTTACGTGAAACTGACATTATGTTGGACACCAAGTTACAACAACTACAAGACACAATCAAAGAATCTTTTCCATATGCGTTTGATGATTCTATATTGATTTCAATGTTACTAAGAGTATTATCACACTGTGAAAAAGATGATAATGATTATAAATTTTTAATAAAGAATATAAAGAAATTATGGGAGAATTTGAAATGAGAGTGATTGTACCAGCAGCTGGATTATCAACAAGGTTTCCTGATATGAAACCAAAATATCTTCTTTACGATTACAAACATGAATTGATGATTGCCAATTCTATCAGACCATTTTTACGTGAAGGTTATAAAGTTACAATTGGTATTCTTAAAGAACACGATGAAAAATATAATGCAACACAATTTATCAACTATGAATTTGGTGATTCTGTAGATGTTGTTGTTTTGGATAAACCCACAAAAGGTCCTGCTGATACAGTATTTCAAATTATTGAGAAAATTGGTCTATACTTAGAACCAATATTCATCAAAGACTGTGATAGTTTCTTTGAACATGATATCTCAGAGGGTAATTATGTCTGTGTTTCTAAAATATCAGACCATGAATTTCTAAAGAAAATTGCTTCTAAGAGTTTTACCGTGGCTAACAATCAAGGTATAATTACTGACATTGTGGAAAAAGAAGTGGTATCAGATACATTCTGTGTTGGTGGTTATAAGTTCTCCTCCGCCTTAATGTACAAAGAAGCTTTCAAAAGATTGAGTAGTGGACGTGAAGTATTTGTTTCGGATGTGATTGGTGTTTGTATTGGTGATATGAATATCTTTAATGAGATGCCTGTTACTAACTATATTGATGTTGGTACCGCACAAGATTGGTTTGAATATAACGACAAACCTGTAATCTTCTGTGATATAGATGGTACAATCATCATCAATCAAGGTCGAGTTGGTCCTAATAGTTATACAGACAAACCTATACCATTAGAGAAGAATATAAAAAGACTTTTGGAACTACAAGACAAAGGTGCTCAATTTGTTTTTACTACAGCAAGAATGAATGAACACAAGGCATTGACAAGAGATATGTTATATGAGTTGGGTTTCAAAAGATTTGACTTGATTACTGGACTACAGAATTCCAGACGTATTTTGATTAATGATTATAATGAAGCCAATCCATTTCCAAGAGCCGAATCAATCAATATCAAAAGAAACTCAGATAATCTAAGTGACTTTCTATGATACCTGATAAAAACCTATTCATCATAACCTCATCGTTGAAGCCAAACTCTGGTGCATTTTCTGATGACCAAAGATTTTCACAGACTATTGCCACATTAAAGTCTGTTCGTAACAAGGTACCTGAAGCAATTATTGTTTTTGCAGATGTGTCTTTACGTCCAGTATCTGATTTGGAACGTAAGGCAATTGCTGGATTGTGTAATGCTTATATTGATTTGTCCGAACAACCAGATATTAAGAATTTATCAATCAATAATCAGAAAAGTACAGCAGAAAATATTTTGTTATTTTATACAATACAGACTTTGAGACAAAATAATTTATTGAAAAATGTGAAAAGAATCTTTAAATTCTCTGCCAGGTCTGAGTTGGAAGATGGTTTTGATATATCTGATTATGATAATTTATTTGGTAAATATGTGTTCAAGAAAGCAATTCCCACTTGGATGTCTAATGGTCCAGAAAAATTGTTTATTACCAGAATGTTTTCATTATGTACATCTTTAGTGGACAATTATTTATCGGTAATTCAAAAAAATGTGTTATTGACAAATCAAATAGACACTGAACATTCTCATTGGGTGAACATACCTAAAGAACATTTAGTTGAGTTTGACAAGGTACATTGTTGGGGTTGGTTGGCTGGTAACGGTCAAATCGAACATTATTGACCGCTATATATCTAGTCCAATATTTCTCCAGTAATGTATTGTCTGGTGAAATCCCTTATAAATAACTCCACGGGCAACCAAAGTGTGTTGCAAATCTAAGGGTAAAATCAATGTTAACTTTTCAAACTTTCTTAAAAGAAGAAGCCGAAGGCGGTGAACTTAAACACATTCACCATGCAGAGGATCGTCCATTAATGCATGGCCATGCCGGTTTTGAACACGCACATGAAGCACTAATGAAAGCTCATGCCCACATGACTTCTGGCGCAAAGAGCAGTAATTTAACAATGAAATATGATGGCTCACCATCTATTGTATTTGGCCATCACCCAAAAAATGGTAAGTTTTTCGTTGCAACTAAATCTGCCTTCAATAAAAATCCAAAGATTAATCACACAGAAGCAGACATTGATAAGAACCATGGTCACGCACCTGGTCTTGCAAAGACACTAAAACACGCACTCAAACATTTACCAAAAGTGACACCTAAGACTGGTGTTTATCAAGGTGACTTGATGCACCATGCAGAAACCAAACATTTACATGAAGATGTTATTGTAGAAGCCAAATCAAGTAAAGTATCTTTCACACCAAATACAATTACCTACACCGCACACGGCAAAGAAGCAGACAAGATAAAAAAGTCTAAAGTTGGTATTGTTGTTCACCACAAATACAGTGATGATATGAAACACGCTTCACCTCATGTTGACCTTCACAATTTCAAAGAACATCCAGATGTTCATATGCACGGCGCAGAACACGATACAAGCAAGGTTAAACACTCTGCTGAAAATGAGAAGAAGTTTCAATCTCATATGGCTGCAGCCAAAGAAATCCATGACACACATGGACATAAAATGTATGATGCAGTTCATCACAAACATAGTGGAGAGACAGGTCATCTATCTACATACATCAATAAGACTGTAAGACACGATGAAGTTCCATCTGTTAAGGGTTTCAAAGAACACTTACATGATGTGCATGAGAAACAGGCTGCAAAGGTCAAAACCGAAAAGGCCAAGGCTGAAAAAACTGGTGAAGGTAAATCACAAATTGCTCATGTGGAAAAACACAAAGCACATTATGGTAATCTATTGAGTATGCATCATCACTTACATCAGGCTAAAAATGCATTGGTAAGTTCTTTGGAAACACACGAAGGACACTACCAACACCACATTGAAGGCAAGAAATCTAAACCAGAAGGTTTTGTTGTTCACCACGCAAATGAACCAACTAAATTAGTCAATCGTGCCGAGTTTGCTAAACAAAATCTATTAAAAGTACGTAAATGAAGTCATTTTTAGATATCCTACAGGAAGAAAAGACTGGTGAAAAACACCATGTCTTTACTTTTGGTAGAATGAATCCTCCTACCACTGGTCACTTGAAACTAATTGACAAGGTAAAAGAAGTTTCAGCAAAACATAATGCAACTCATTCCGTGGTAACATCTCATTCACAAGATGCCAAGAAGAATCCACTTTCTGCTTCTCAAAAGTTAAAACACCTGAAACGTTATTCTCCAGGTACACACTTTGAAGCATCTAGTAAAACGCACCCAACATTCTTGCACCATGCAGCTGAACAACACAAAAAAGGTGTAACTCACTTACACATGGTGGTTGGTTCTGACCGTGTACATGAAATGAAGGCTAAATTGCACCAATATAATGGACCACATGAAGGTGCATTATATAACTTTAAAAAGATTCATGTTCATTCTGCTGGCCACCGTGATCCAGACGCAGAAGGAACAACTGGTATGTCTGGCACTAAGATGCGTGAACATGCTAAGAATAAAGATGTTGCTAAATTCAAACAAGGTGTTCCACACCACGTTTCGGATGTCCATGCAAAAGAGTTGATGCATGATACAAGAAAAGGAATGGGATTACATGAAACTTACAACCGTGGTGTATTCAAAGCCATTTTTGTAACTGGTGGTCCAGGTTCCGGCAAAGACGTTATCATTCGTGAAGCAATCGCTGAATCAAGAGCAGTAGAGTTAAATTCTGTACAAGCTTTTGACTATTTGATGGACAAACAAAAATTATCCGAAAAATCTAATGACTTCCGCAGAGAAGCAATTAGAAATCGTGGTCCTTTAATTATTAATGGTCCTGCTGATGACCATTCTCGTATCATTACAATCAAAGAAGAATTAGAAGAACTTGGTTACGAGACAATTATGATTTTTGTAAATACAACCAACGAAGCAAGTCAAGAAAGAAATCAACGTCTATCTAAAATGATTGCTGAATCAATTAGGCGTGAGAAGTGGGAACTTGCTCAAACTTGTAAAGAATCTTACGTTCAAAATTTTGATAATTTCATATATTTTGACAATAGTTCCGAAATTGAATCTATTGAAGAAGATATTACTGAGACCTATAAAAAAATAAATACATTTATAGACAGTAAAAATTATGGCGAAATTTCTTATTCGTGGTTGGAAAATCATGGTAGGTTGGATGCCAATGAACCATTAAATTATTTTAAGGAAAATTATCATGCTAAGAAAAATACTAGACTTTTTGAAGGTAAAACCAA